GCATAATTCCATTGAAGGAAGAAGCTGCAATGACTGATATCCAACAGATATCACCGCCAGCTATTCCGCAATATTTCTTTCAGTTACAGGATACATTCTCGAAAGAGATGAACTTAGTATCAGGTATCAATGAAGAATTGATGGGTTCTGCACTTGATGATAAAGCAGGTATATTATCTGCACTTCGTCAGGGAGCTGGTCTTACAACCTTACAGCCTCTATTTGATAGACTTGATTACTCACAAAACTTACTTGGTGAGTTGGTGATGAAAGTTATTCAAAATAACTACACACCGGGTAAGATTAAGAACCTTCTTGAAGGAGAAGAACCTGCACCGTTGTTCTATAACAAATCATTTGGTAAATACCATTGTATGGTTGAACTTGGATATAATACTGAGTCCCAAAAACAGATGCAGTTTGCTCAGCTTATACAACTTAAACAATTAGGCGTTCCTATTCCTGATTCAAGCCTTATTGAAGCTGCAACCATACAAAACAAAGACAAGATCATTCAGCAAATGGAACAACAGCAACAGCAAGCGCAACAAATACAACAGATGCAAATGCAATCTACTATGCAAGAATCGCAAGCTCGTACACAATTGGCTCAAGCGCGTACAATGGCGGACCAAGGGCTTGGAGCAGAAAGATTTAGTCGTATTGATGAAAATAGGGCACTTGCTGATGAGCGTCGTGCGGCTGCAGTGAAAGATGATCAAATGGCTCTACTAAACTTTGCAAAAGCGATGAAAGAAATAGAGACTATTGATATCACTCATCTGGAAAAAATAATATCATTACAAAAGATGCTTAAACAATATGAATCAGCAAAAGAAAATGAGATAAGTAATCCTCAGCCTTTTCAGAATGGTTCTGAATTGGTTAGATAGAGGGTGACACCTTGCGAGAAATCGCAGTTTCTAACAAAGGAGCCACTATGGCAAAAAAAAGACACCATCATGCAAAACGTGATGGAATGATGGCGGTTCGTGAATATAACGAAATGGGTCATGGTAGTCGTGCTGAAGACATGAAACGTCGTTATGATAACAGTGATCCAGTACCAAATACGGTAAGTGGATTGGAAAGACGTGAAGCATATTCTGGATACAAAGAAAGTCGAAGAATGATGGCACGTGACGGAGCTATGATCAGAGAAGATATGTCAGCTCCAGCATTACTTCCACGTCATGTAATCGATGAGTACTTGGATTGAGCGCCTCGCTATGATATGGGTTATGTTGATGATTTATTCTATGGCGCACAAAAACAAATGCACGAAGATTATGATGATCTTCGCAGAGAAGAAAAGCCTGGAAAATATTAGAGAGAATTGAGTTCATTACAATATAGGAATACATATGACTCAAGATGCAAAACGCGAAGCTATAAAGGCTTCAGTGGGGAGTAAATATGGCTCAAGCTCCTCGGCCCAATGAAAAATGCATGAAGATTGTGTATAAAATTCTTAAAACTCCAAAAGATAAACAACAAGATAATCAAAAGCGACCATCTGCAAAGAGAGTTAAGGAATGGTTCCGCGATTCTTCAACAGCACAGTAATTTGATTGGGGAAGTTGTGACGAAATGTCACGGTTTCCCCTCTTTTAGAAAATATTATGGCCAAGTACGTGACAAAACGTCACGATCTCATATTTTTTAGGAAATATTATGGCTAAGAAAAAGATTGTTGTTGCCAAAGGTATTAAAGTAGCACGTGGTGAAGAAGAAAAAATGCGTGAGAAACGTGGATCATCCAGTGCAGGCAAGTATAAGACTGTCAACGTTAAAGACTTTGCCGGAGCATCTGGTGGTGCATCTAAATATTCTTTTCCGATCAACACAATGGCAAGAGCCAGAAATGCACTAGCTCGAGCACATTTTGCTACTAATCCAGCGGGTATAAAAGCTGCGGTATATAAAAAATACCCAGAATTAAAAAAGAGAAAATTAAAACGTGAACATGCTCTTATAAGATAAAAGGACGAGTATGAAGTATAAATGCTCACATGAAGATCATCATATGCATGATGAAAAAAAAGAAAAAAAGTCAGTTAAAAAAGCTGTTAAAAAAGTTACTAAAGCAAAAGCTAAAGTAAAAAAAGTTATGCATGAATTTAAGGAACATGAATTGCATATGGGATCAAAAAAAGGCCCTATCGTTCGTAACCCTAAGCAAGCAATTGCGATAGCTCTTTCTGAAGCTCGTAGTTTAAAGAAAAAGAAGTCGAAAAAGTAGAACCCCCACACGTCCTCCTATTTTAAGACTTTTTCAATATCCCCCTAATTTTCTAGGGGGATATTGCTTTATAGATAGATTATTTATTCGTGATCATTCTTTTGTACGGATTTAGCTATTGAATTAATTGTAGTTGCAGCTACAAATAGAGCTGTTGATGCAATGATCCTTTTTGGTGAATGCTCAGGCATAATAAATGACCCAAAACATACAGTTGGATATAACCAGTATGCCAATGTACCGGTAGCCATTCCATATTTTTTAGCATACGATAAGTACACATTATCATTCGTTTGAGCGGTTGGAAAACATTCACCTGTTATATAATTATGTTTGAATGTTTTTTCTTCTGACTTGATCTCTTGTATGCGAGGTGGTTGCATTGCAAAAATTGATGATGAAAGTAATGATAGTAATAAAATCTTTTTCATAGAAATTCCTAACTTATTTCGTTTTTAAAAATATTCTTTAATAATATCGAACAATTCTTCTATGTTTTTCTTAGTAACAGGATGATGTTTCAAAACCATATGAAATAACATTTGATAAGATACGAAAGCAATAATTCCTGCTACAAAAGTATGTTCATTTTGAGTCATTTTTTGTTCCTAAAATATTTAATAATAGTTAGGACAATATCTTCATTTCCTAGAACATAGAACTTAAATATATGAATCAATAAAAATGTTATTAATCCATAAAATAGTTGTTGATACCAATAGATCATACAGGCCCAGTTGCAACACCAAGCGCTATACCACCTGCAACAGCACCCGCCATAGAGGCTGCTTCAATTTGTGCACCCAAAAGTGTTTCTAAAGCAATAACTGTTGGAAGGTAACCCGGTCCTGTACATAGTGCAACTATCTGAATAGCTCCATGACCTACTAAAGAAACAGCTACTTTACCCAGACAAGCTCCAATGCTTGCACCAATAGGTCCACTACCCATTAAACGACCTTTAGCTTTAAGTGAATACTCACCATCTTCCATTTTATTGATAGTAAGATATCCATTAGCTAAGAAAGCTTTTAGCTGAGGTTTGGTGATATCACGTAACATTGGGTCAGTGAAATATTTCTTTATAGTTTGTTTCTTGTCATCATGTCTAACATAGAAACCTTTTTTACTATGATAGAGATCTAATGATCCTAATCGTTCTGGAACCTTTACTGAGAATGGTTCAATGTACATTTTGTTCTTGTTATCAGCATAACTAACGCGATCTAATTCCATAGAGAACATAGTTGCTGACATGAATGATAATAATATCAGTGCTTTTTTCATATAAATCCTGTTTAGTGAAAATTAATATACGACTATACTCGAAAAGAGATGTGTGGTTATTAGAACATTATAAAAACCTCCTGAATAATTCTGTTATGTAACTACTTTGAAAAATAATAACATATATTATGCAGTGTGTAAAGAATAAACAATTTTTTAAACTCAATTTTTGATATAGTTTTGTTTTTTTACTATGATTACGATACAAAGCAACAATTGTTTTTTATGAAAAATAAAGGTTTTTTCGTATTTTTGTTGCATAATATCTCAAAACACCATTCGTGCAACAAACACCTTTTTAGGAAAAGTATGAAGCAAAAGAAATTAGCCGGTCAGGTAATTCATGAACATGATAGTTTAGCGTTAGATTTTGAGGCGGATCTTATTGAATATCGTCAGGCAATGGAACCTGATATCATGATGCGACTTAATAACACTGTCGAAAAAACTAAGAATCAAGATGGTTATTGTAATAAAGATTTTTATGTAGTGCTTATTACAGTCGCTGATCGTGTTTTAAGGCAACCTAAAATTATAACTTTGGCAAGAAAATCATGTCCGACACCTGTTTATAAACAATCAGTATGGAAATATAGAACTCAATCAGGACAACTTGAGTTTCTATGGTCCATACCAGATGCGATATTGTATTATCATATACTTCGAAACAAACTGAAATACATGAATGATAAAGAAACTGCTGAATTGTCTAAGTTTGTTATTTTGATGGAAAATGGTGAATTGCTTGAGTGGGTTAAAAAAGAGAACGGTGAAAAGATAGATGCAGTTATTAAGATTGATAAAGAGGAGATTCCATGTTTGATGAACTAAATCCAGCCGCAGAACATTTATATCCTACTGAACAAGAACAAGTAGCTGAAAAGCCACAACAAAATGTTATGCCGGATCAAAAAGAAGTTAATATGCGTATTTTAAGAGAACGCGCTGAAACTGCTGAACGAAGATCGCTTGAGTTAGAGCGTATGGTTCAAATGAATATGTCACAGCAAAATCAAAATAATAATAAAATGCAGTTAGCTGACAATGATGATGATGATTTTGATATGGGTGATGATACCTATGTCGAAGGTAAGCATCTTAAGAAATATGTAAAAAATCTCAAACAAGAACTAAAAAACACCAAACGCCAATTCGAAGAATATAATCAACAGAATGCAATTACTAATGCTGAGATGAGACTTAAGAATCAATTTAATGATTTTGAAAGTGTTGTAAGCAAAGAAAATTTAGAAAGGTTACAACAGCAAAAACCTGCACTCTATCGAACTATATTAGCAAATACTGATATATATGATAAGGGATATACTGCCTATGAATTGATCAAAAATAGTGGTATTCTTGCAGATCATTATCAGAATTTGGATAAGAAGGTTGAAGAAAATAGAGTTAAGCCTCGCTCTGCTGCTAATGCTGCACCACAATCTGGTGATACT